TCTTTCTGTGCTGCTTCTTTTATTTTATCAGCAGCAACGTCCTCTTTCTGTTGATCAACTGATTTTGGTTTTGTAACTCTTAAATCATCATCAGGAACGACTGGATTAGGACCACCCTCAGCAGGAACATTAGGTGGTGGATTTCTACCTTCAGCAACACCACTGGTTGCAAGAGGACCAGGTGTATTATTTGTTACTCTGTTATCACCAATCTTCGCAGACAATGGAACCTGAACATTATGTCCAAGCACTCCCATAATGACTGGAATTTGTTGATCCTGTCCGTCAAGAAAGAATCCAAATACCATCATACCTTGTCTAAGGTTTGATGTATGTGTGGCAGAAGTTTGACCGCCACCACCTGTGACGGGATACATTATCTGTGCCCAAGGCAGTTGATCAGAGTCAATAGACTCTTCACCCTGGTCATGAAGACCGATGATTCTTACCTTATATCTTCTACCCCAACCATCAGGTTTTTGCGTATCCTTATGTTTTCCGGGCAGGATGTTATCTCTCCAGGTGGCATCGTCAGCAATCTGACCGACCCACCAGAGAAAACTAGAACCTAAAAATCCTGGATTAAATAAAGATCCTCCTTCCATTAATCTTCGTAAATCCTACATTCGTCTGCTTCTGGATTTTCATCACAATACATTTCAAATGAAGTTGGATCGTGATGATCTTCTGGATGTTCCTTGTGATATCTTTCCAAATGCTCAAGTTCATCAGCAGTGTGCCGACGCATCTGTGGTGAGATAGTAGGATCTTCTAAGATCTTTTTATCTTTTTCAATATGAGTTTCGATGTCTTTTTCCATTTAGATTAACCGCGTGTTTTAGGTTTCCTACCGAAGGTATCTCTAACCAAATTTATTTTAGTTAAAGTATCTTGTGGAGAAATATAATGACAAAGGTCTGATATAATATATAGTCCCCCTTGTTGAGTATCAACTTTGTCATTTTTATTATCTTTGATCTCAGGGGTGTCAACAAAGATAGCATCACCAGCGTGCAGGGAGAAGTCACCAGGAATTGTGATGGTGATCTGTGCAGAGAATAACTGGTTGTATCTCATCATAGACTGATTATGGATTTTGGCAACCTCAAAGTTTTCCTCTCCTGACTTTTTAATTTGCTCATTAGAGTCTCCTGTTGGGAGAGTGCCTGTGTCTAAAATGTAATACGTTGTTCTAGAAAATTCTTCATTTACATCTGGATTCTTAAACTCATCATTCATCTTTGGTAATTTCTTACCTGCTTTTTTTATTGCAGATTCATTATCCACTGCCTTAATTCTATTCACCTCGTAATAGGTGGTGAATGGATCAAAAGTCACGATTCTATTACTAAAGGTTCCCATTTTATTTTTTTCAATAGCATCAATTCTATTGTCAGATTCCATCGACAAAGCTTTGACATCATATCCCTCGGGAATATCTTGACCTCTTCGATCAGTGCTTTCATTATAAATTATTGTTTTCTTTGCTTTTTGATCAAGCAAAGTATCAATTGACTTAAAGAAATATCCCTCTGATGTTTCAAAGAAAAAGTAACCAGCACTCTTTCCTTCAGTTTGATTCGTTTCTGAGACTGCCTGAACGGAAAACTTATCCAACCAATAGAAAGGGTGCTTGTTATTAGGAATTTTGTTACAAGTGTTTTTTGTGGTTTCGATATCTAATTTTTTCTTTGATCCAAGACCCTTAAAATTTCCCTCTGTAACAATCTTTCTAACTGTGTCAGATATTTTTCCATCAAATCTAGAACGCAAAACAACTCTTGAGTTTTTAATTGCCTCTCCAGACACACAGTATAAATTAAGAACTTCTTTTCTAGTGTCCTCAGATAATGGTGTGCAGTTCTTGATGAACAATGGATTATTTTTCTTATCACTAAACTCTAATGTATTTTTGTTATTATCCTCAATCTTAATGGTTACTTTTTCTTCAGTAACAATTGGTAGTCCAGATCTTGCAGTCTTTCCATTAATTGAATCACCACTATCATTAAAGACAGCACTTACTTTTACAGTATTATCCATTATACTTTCAAAGTATTGAAAATTTACAAGACCACCCACCATGCTTATATTACCTTTATTGTCATTAGACATCACAGTAAATTCTTTTATGTAACCTGCTTCTGCTGCCTTTGATGCTGTCATTGTTTATTACCTCTTACTTCTATTTAACCTTGGAAGTCAAGGAATTCAAATGGATTACTTCTCTCGCCACCTGATATAACTGTTGTCATTTGTTGATTGTTTTCATACATTTGTGATGATTGAGACTGTTGTGGAAGTGGTAATGGAATGACAATTGGATCACTGTTACCTGCTTCATACGATGCATATGATTTAATCCTATTCATATCATACTTTCCGCCAACATATCCACCACCTTCAAATTCAACGTGGAAGTGATCATGGTGACTTTTATCAGGTCCCATGACATCTGATTTTCTGGGAGAGAAACTTTCTCCTGGACCATGAATAACTTGAGGAACAAATGGTTCCTTATTAAGTCCATACTTCTTGAGATAATTGTTGATGAAGGGCCAAAGATTTCTTTGATCATCGGTGTAGGATCCAGATGTAGCACTATTTGCACCCAGGTCAAGTGCAAGACCTTTATAGTGACCTTGACCTCTGTGACTAGCAACAACACCACCATGATCTGGGTGCTCCATGTCACCACCTGGTGGGTCACCATAATCACCCTTTCCTGGTCTTCCTGCACCAACTTTTTTCAAATAATATCCAAGACCTGATGCATATATCTGTCGATCTTGTGTAACTCCAATTTGAGGAAAATCTTTTTTAAGTTTTTGTGCTGCCTCAGATCCTTTACCCTGCTTCTCTGTAGAAACTGTCGGTGTGGTTTTTGTGACTGTCGGTGTGCTTACTGCAGGTGCCATAGCAGGTTGATCATCACCAGTCGCCTCACCCTGTGCCTCAACTCCCTGCTTAGCAGAGTCCTCTGATTGTCCACCAAAAATCATATCATAGATAGCACCACCTAAAATATCTCCACCAGCAGCACCAAGAAATGACCCTATTGCAGTTCCTACAAATGGAATTGGGATAGCAGTTCCAAGTAGTCCACCAATCCAGGTGCCTAAACCAGCACCAATTGCCATGAATGCTGCTCTTCCAAGTGGTTCTTTGAATACAAAATAGTTGAGTGCAAAATCAATTAAGGCACCAACCAACGGAATTCTTTTAACAACAGGACTAACATAATTCTTCATAGTCCTAAGAAATTGTCTCGATCCCGCCTTTCCTAAAACACCGACTGCAGTTCTTCTAGCCAGATTAGTGGCAGCAGATCTTGCAAACCTCCCACCCAATTGTTGAACTG